AACCGGATCCACATCAGGCCAAAAGTGGGTATTTTTAATCGCGGGTTCCGTCGCGGCGTCCGGTTTCGGTGCAGGTACAACAAGAGACATAATGACCTCTGAATGGGGGGCGGTGGACGCCAGCGTCGAACAAGGTCAAAGACCGGTCTCGGCTGGCGTGCCGCCCTGCGCGGGGCGCATGCTTTTTAGCTGCCGGACGCCTTTTTAATGGCAGACTCCAGGCGCTCAATGTCTTTTTTTACGCCTGATTTGCCGTCGAGAATGAGGGCACTTTTCAGACGCGCCAGGGCTAACGTGTCCTTGCCGCCGTCGCGGTAGAGATAGCCGATAATCTTGTGCAACTGCGCACGCACTTTATCGGGCATATCTTCACTGTCAGTCAGCTCCAGCACCTCCAGCATCAGCTCAATGCTGACCGGCTCACCTGCAGCGCGGGCACGGGCTGCCTGGTCGATCACTTCCTCCGTGAAGGCACAGCCCGCCGTGCGGGTGCCGAACGGCATCGCGAGCCGGTGTTTAAAGGCGTAGCGGGCAATATTGAGCGCACCGGCAATATCACCGGCGTCAATACGCCAGATCATGACGGTCATCAGGATGGCATCCTGTGCGCCGTTCCCTTCGGCGAGCACGCCCGACACCCACGGGGCGTATTCAGGGAGCAGCTTGCGTTTCAGTTCCGCTTTCGCCTGGAAGGACTGGAGCTTGTGCAGTGCTTGTTTATCCGCATTCAGCTTTTGCATTTGCAGTTCGTAGCCGGTGGCATGGGTCAACTGACCGGCGGCCTGCTGTGCGGCGATGATGGCGGACTGTCGCAACATGTGACGACGGCAAGGGCTAATCATGAGTCCCCCTTTATTCCGCTGATTCAGGCGCGGCAGCTTTGAAAGTGCCGAGCTGAATGTTTTCGACCAGGCAGCCGCCGCGATAATCTTCCACCACGAAATCCTCATTAATGGATTCGTAGTTTTCGATGCGGTCACGCTTCGGCACTTCTTCGATATGGCGGCGGTGCGTGCCGTCCTGCCAGTAAATAGACAGGTTATCCAGGCGGGTGATCATGAACGCATTGGCAGGGAAACCGGGCACGCGCACCGCCGGTAAGTTACCGATGCGCTTCTGACTGATAATCATATCCGCCGCCAGGCTTTCGGAGTTCTCCTGCGCCTTGTTCACCAGCGGGAAATACTTGTCTGCCAGCAACTGACGACCGCAGATCACCACCAGGCCGGTATCGTCCTGATAAATCGGGTCAACCATGTTGTTGGTGGCATCCATCACCAGCGCGTCCAGGTTCTCAAAGTCACCCCCGGCACCGACGCGAACGGTCGCAGAAATCACGGCGTCATCCTCGCCGAGAATTTTGCTCATCACGCGCTCCGGCGCATTGTTGCGGTACTTTTGCAGCCAGCCCACGTTCACGTCCTGCAACAGCGGGTATTTCGCGCGGTTTGAGGTGGCCGCGCGCTCAACGCCGTTGAAGCCGATAGTGATGCGATCCAGCGCCTGACGTTTCACGATGGCGTCACGTAAACGCGCCTGGAAGTCTTGATAGCGCGCCCACAAATCAAGCGTGGCATAACGGAAATGGAAATCGTAGTTCGTCTGGCGGCACTCATAGCCCTCAGCGGTCAGGGTGTTGAAGTCAGCCGTCTGGCGTTCACCGGTGCCGCTGGTGTCTGCCGTGCTGGCAATGGAGCCGGACACGCCGACGCCGACCTTTTCACCCTTCATTTCATCCACGGGGATGATGTTAATCATCTGGAGGAACGCGGAGGATTCCTGCACGCGGGTCATCAGCGTCTGCGTCACCGACGGCTCAACGCTGAATTTTTTATCCAGGTCGCAGGTGTCCACAGAGTTCAGCTCGGCGATGCGGGACAGGTAGGCGTTAAATTGAAAACGGGTTGTTTGTTTCATGCGTTTTTCCAAATTGGTTATCGGGTTAAGAGCGAGCGTTGTGCTTAGCAGTCGGTGAAATGGGCTGCATCACCCTTGCCGCCGCCGCTTGAAACGGGGCGCTGCGTGTAGCTCTGCGGCGCGGACTTCTCCAGCTTGCCTTTCAGCGTGCTGAACTGTTCGCGGTCATCTTTCGCGGTTTGTTCCAGCGTGTTGAGGCGTTCCGTCAGTGAGGTTTGCAGCGCGGACAGCTTTTCATCGCTGGCTTTCAGGCCGGTTTCGACGTGCTCCACCACCACTTCCACGGCGTCATGCACATCTTTAAAACGGGCATCATCTGAGGCGGATTTGCTGGAAAGCAGTTGTTTCACGCGGGAGAACAGCGACGGCGCGGCCGGTTTCTCTTCCTCAAACTCGAACGCCGTTTCTTCGGCGGCGGTAAAGAGGTTGTCCGCACTTTGCTTACGGCCTGCCAGCGGGTTTTGCTGCGCCTTCGCGCTGAATTGCAGGTACTCGGTGCCGAGGCTAGCGGGACTGTCGGTCACGGCCAGGCCGATCAAGTAGGCTTTGCCGGTATCGGAAAACGAGGGGTTAACCTCGATGGAGGTGTAAACCTTCTGGCGGGCTTTCACCATCGACACTAAATCCGGGGTCGGGTCGATATCGGCATACAGTGCCAGCTTGCCTTTTAGGGCACCGTCAGCCATCTCTTCGGCGTAAACACCGGTGACATCGCCGTACATACGAAACGCACTGTCAGGGAAATACCCCTTGATGTGCTCCATGTTGATGCGTGCGCCGTAAACCTTCGGGTCATAGGTCGCTGCCATCTGTTCAATCCAGTCGCGGGTGATTTCGCGCCCGTCGGTGGTTGCCCCTTCGGTACAGATGCGAAAGCGCTTTGCTTTTGTTGCCATGTGTCTGACTCCAGTCGGTGTGTGCTTCTGAGAAATCCCAGTTTCCAGACAGACGCCCGACACCGCCAGCCGATGCGGGTTGATGCTTGATGGCACAACGTGGACAGCAGGAAAATCAGTAAGCCGCCCGTTAACGTGGCAGTCATGAAAATGACAAACTCAACCATCATCAGCGACCCACGGCGACAGGCGGCACTGCTTTATTGGCAGGGTTTTTCAGTTCGTCAGATTGCGGAAACGCTGATCCAAAAAATACCGACGGTGCAGAGCTGGAAAACACGCGACGCGTGGGAGAACGCCGCGCCGATTACCCGCGTGGAGTCCAGCCTGGAGGCGCGTTTAATTCAGCTCGTTACTAAGGACGTGAAGGGGAATGCGGATTACAAAGAAATTGATGCGTTAGGCCGGATGATTGAACGCCTGGCCAGGGTGAACCGCTACAGCAAAAGCGGGAATGAGGTGGATTTAAATCCTAACGTTGCCAACCGGAACAAAGGGGATCGTAAGAAGCCGACCAAGAACTATTTCAGTGACGAGGCGCTGGGAAAACTGGAGGGTATTTTTCTTGCCCAGTGCTTCCAGTATCAGCGCGTGTGGTATGACGCGGGGCTTAAACACCGGATCCGCGACATCCTGAAATCCCGCCAGATTGGCGCAACGTTCTTCTTTGCACGGGAGGCGTTATTGCGCGCTCTGGCAACCGGCCATAACCAGATTTTTCTGTCAGCCAGTAAAACCCAGGCTTACGTGTTCCGTGAGTACATCATTCAGTTTGCGCGGCTGGTCGATGTCGAACTGACCGGCGACCCGATTGTGATCGGCAACAACGGCGCAAGGTTGATTTTCTTAGGCACCAACTCTAACACCGCCCAAAGCCACAACGGCGACCTGTACGTGGACGAAATCTTTTGGATACCCAACTTCCAGAAGCTGCGCAAGGTCGCCAGTGGCATGGCGTCCCAGGAACATCTGCGCACCACCTATTTCTCCACGCCGTCAGCGCTGACGCACGGCGCTTATCCGTTCTGGTCGGGTGAGCTGTTTAACAAGGGGCGGGAAAATCCGAACGCCCGGATTGAGCTGGACATCGGCCATCACGCCCTGGCGAAAGGGCGGCTTTGTGAGGATGGGCAGTGGCGGCAAATCGTCACCATTGAGGATGCATTAGCCGGTGGCTGCAACCTGTTCAACATCGACACGCTGAAACAGGAGAACAGCGCCGAGGATTTCCGCAACCTGTTCATGTGTGAGTTTGTTGACGATCAGGCGTCGGTATTCCCGTTTGCCGAACTGCAGCGCTGCATGGTGGAAAGCGCGGAGGAATGGCAGGATTTCAGCCCGTTTGCCATGCGTCCGTTTGGCTATCGCGCCGTCTGGATCGGTTACGACCCGTCACACACCGGCGACAGCGCAGGCTGCGCGGTGGTGGCTCCACCGCTAGTGGACGGCGGCAAGTTCCGCGTGCTGGAACGCCACCAGTGGAAAGGTATGGACTTTGCCGCCCAGGCGAAAAGCATTGAGGAGTTAACAAAACGCTACTGCGTGGAATATATCGGCGTGGATGCTACCGGCATCGGCCAGGGGGTTTTCCAGCTTGTCCGGCAGTTCTTCCCTGCTGCAATGGAAATCCGCTATAGCCCGGAAACGAAAACGAAAATGGTGCTGAAAGCGAAAGACACCATCACCTCCGGCCGCCTGGAGTACGACACCAACCATAAAGACATCACCTCGTCATTCATGGCGATCCGCAAAACCATGACCGCCAGCGGCAGCCGTTCAACCTATGAAGCCAGCCGCAGCGAGGAAGCCAGCCACGCGGATGTCGCCTGGGCAATTATGCACGCACTTCTCAACGAACCGCTGACCGCCGCGAACGGTGGCCAAAGCCCTAACATCCTGGAGTTTTACTAATGAAAGCCACCCATATCAGCAGCAACGTCGCCTCACAAAAAAACGTCTGGACGGGCAAGGATAATTCCAGCGCACCACATCGCCTAAAACATCAGCCGTCAGCAGATGAATTCCGTGCTCAATTCCAGGGCGGCGCCCACGCCAACCACTCACACCCAAAAGGTGATCAACTTGGCTAAGCGCAAATTCCGCAAGGCGGCACAAACCACGGTCACGGCAACGGCGCAGCATACCAGCGGCACGGAGGCGTTCAGCTTTGGCGACCCGACACCGGTTTTAGACCGTCGTGAAATTCTGGATTACATCGAATGCATCGGTAACGGCCAGTGGTATGAGCCGCCGGTTAGCTTTGACGGACTGGCTCGCACGCTGCGCGCTGCGGTTCACCACAGTTCGTCGCTGTACGTTAAGCGTAATATTCTGGCCTCAACCTTTGTCCCGCATCCACTGTTATCACAGCAGGAGTTCAGCCGGTTTGCCCTGGATTACCTGGTATTTGGTAATGCGTTTTTAGAAGTGATCCGCAACCAGCTCGGCGACGCCGTGGTGATGAAAACCGTGCCCGCCAAATATGCGCGGCGCGGGGTGGAGCCTGATACTTACTGGTTTGTGCAGCAGTGGAAGGACGCGCACCAGTTTGAGGCCGGTAGCGTGTTTCATCTGATTGAGCCGGATATTAATCAGGAGCTGTACGGCCTGCCGGAATATCTCAGTGCGCTGAATTCAGCCTGGCTGAATGAGGCCGCGACGTTGTTCCGCCGCAAGTACTACCAGAACGGCGCGCACGCTGGATATATCCTGTATATGACCGACGCAGCACAAAGCAGCTCTGACATCGATCAGATGCGCAAAGCGATGCGCGACACGAAAGGCTTGGGCAACTTCCGTAATCTTTTCATGTACGCACCGAACGGCAAACCGGACGGGATCAAGATTCTGCCGCTGAGCGAGGTCGCGACGAAAGACGACTTCTTCAATATTAAGAAAGCCAGCCAGAATGACCTGCTTTGTGCGCATCGCGTGCCGCCGCAGATGATGGGGATCATTCCGGAGAACAGCGGTGGGTTTGGTGATTCAGTTAAGGCATCCCAAGTATTTGTGCGTAATGAACTGACACCGTTGCAGGAACGGTTCAAGGAGTTGAATGCGTGGTTTGGGGGGGAGGTCATCAGGTTTACCACTTACAATTTTATGCCTTAATAAAGCATTATGAACCAGCTGCAAGGATATATAACCATGGCGCTCTCGGCTCTAACTTGAGCTGAGAGTATTGATTGATGATTGTAAAACCCTTCATTAACAATGAAAACATCTTTTACCCTAATTATCGTAAATGGTGTAATTATAAGACGTGTGACTTGGAGTATGAAGAGAGCCACAAAATGAATTTTATGCTAAGAATGGCATTGTCAATAGGTTATATCCTACTTACTATAGAGTGACTTTACTTCAGGGTAGATACTCAAAATGACGGCCAAAATTAAAATTTTTCATTGTGGCACTTATCATCCATACCGATACAGAGGAGAACGTAATCCAAAGGCTGGCGATCTCTTATCACGCGCGATGATGGATCTGAAAGATGATAATAATCAAAACCATAAAAAGGCGATACAAACATTTGCAGATTTAATAATTGATGAATTAACACGCTATGTGATTGGAAAAGGAGAAAAAGAGCATAAATTTACTTCTGTAAAGTTTGAGATAACCATTGTCCCTTCCCATCGAGAAGGGAAAATATCTTCAGCCCTCCAAGCCATTGCTCAGTCAGTAAGCAAACACTATGAGAATGGAAAATTTATACAATCCCTCAAAAGAAATACTACTGTAGCTAGTGCACACAAAGAAAACGGTGACAGGTCCGTCGCTAATCACATGGCAACAATTAGTATTGTTACTGATGTCAAAGATAAGGTGGTTTTACTGATTGACGATGTGACAACTACTGGCGGAAGTATGATAGCCTGCGTTAATCTGCTAAAATCCAAGGGTGCAAAAACGGTTTTGCCATTAGCGCTATTGGAAACTGCAAATTATGAGGAGTGATGTTGTGTGCCCTTCAGATCTGAAAAAATATTTAGGTCTTACTGTGCAAACAGAGAGGCTAACGTCAGAGCAAGGGTTGCTTAAGCTCATTAATTCTTTGCGTTTTGACTCTATAAGAGATGCTCATGATCTTGTTGAATCAGTAAATATGACAGCAATTCTAAAAAGCAAACTGACCATTTCGGAGTTTATGAATGCAGAAAAGTATTATGAAATTCATCAAAAATATAACATAGATATTATTCCTTTCGGGGATAATAGATATCCAATTTGCTTAGCTATGACTCCAAATCCTCCTGCTATGCTCTATATTAGAGGTGATATAAATATCCTTAAAGAAATGCCTGGAGTCGCAATAGTTGGTTCGCGACAAGTATCCCATGCTGGCGAAGAAATTACTAAACGAATAACTTCTCGCGTGTGTGAAAAAGGGTTAGTAATTGTTAGTGGTTTAGCAATTGGTACCGATGCAAATGCTCATGAGGCATCACTAAAAGCTAATGCAAAAACAATTGCTGTATTAGCCCATGGATTAGAATCAGCGAAACCAAAACAAAATGCAAGATTGGCGAAGGATATATTAGAGAATGGCGGTGCTTGGATCTCTGAGTATCCTGTAGGTCGCCCAGCCTTCAAACAATCGTTTGTTCAGCGCAATAGAATACAAGTCGGATTATCCGCAACTTCAATATTGATCGAAGCAGCAAAAGATAGTGGTACAATGACTCAGGCTGATTTTGCTATTAAAGCCGCGCGACCTATTTTTGCTGTTGTACCACATAAAGAAAATAATCCCTTACATCTGAACTGTGCTGGAAACATTCAACTTGTTAGCGAAAATTTGGCTAAACCGTTGAGAACTAGTGAGGACTATGATGAGTTGATTACTGTGATATTTGATTCAATAAATCGTATATCTCAATACTCGAAAATTTACGAAAATAATATAAATGGAACGTTACTGTAACAATTTTTAGATTCTTTTGGGCCAAGAAAACGTATCAGGTATTGATTGGATATTAGCCCTTTTTTTATTGTTACATATTGAACATGATAAAACTAAATTAGTTGGGTCATTTGTCCCACCTCTAGCTATGGGCACCATATGATCAATGTCATATGTTTGGTTATACAGTCCAGGTATAGCTACGGGATTTTTACAATAATGGCATAATCCAGCTTCTCGATTGATAATTAAATCTATAATCCATTTATTAAAATGTTGCGCTCTTGGGAGTCTCCCATCACTCTCTAATTCTGGATGCTCTGATTTTAAAAGAGGTGATATCTTTTCTGCTAACCTAATATTAAAATCGAATAAAAATGCTTTTCGGAACCATAGATGGGCGAATGCTGATTCGACAAAAGAATTCAAACCAGACTGAAATAAATCAGCATGCAAGTCTCGGGCATTCAAAATTCCAGTTGCTGTTTTTCGATAAAACTCTTTTGGTACGGGAATATTCATGTGTTTGAACATTTTTATTGCATAGTCTGAAAAGTCAGTATATTCATCTACCCAATCCAGATCATCATAGAGATATAAATAAAATTCCACATATGCTAAGTCGTTTAATATTTTATGCAGGGCGCTGTTCTCAGATATTTCTCTTGCTTCAAGCGCGTAATCTTGTAAATATTCATCGATTTCTTGAAAATGAACTTCTTCATTATCATCCATAGGCGTTCTATAAATAAATCTTTCTAGAGTAGATACAAGATCTAGGGCTGGCCCGCCACTTATAATATTACTTATATTACGGTTTCTTCGCATAAAGATTCCTAAGTTCATTTAAATATTTGCATAAGATGCAACATACACTAGCCGAAAATAGTTTCAATATCACCTTAAACTAGCGCTAACAAGATTTTATTTCAAGCAGTGATTTTGTATGTTAATAAAATGTATGCTTATCATAATAGTCTTTAATACCCCATCTGGGGTGTAAATAAGCACCCCAGATGCTTCAATGTTGAGGCTTTCTTCGGTTGTATTCACAATAAATCACAGCGCACAGCGTTGAAAAAAATTCACATCATCTACACGCCAATTAGCCGCAAGTTATGCTCTCTGAAATACAATTTGTCATGCTAGATGAAGTGCATCAGGATAAACGGGTTTTCTCTGCAGTCATTGGCGCGCGCAATGTTACCCGCCTGCCAGCTTCTGACTTGGCTTGTTGTTTTTAATGCATGTCTCAGAGAGCTGCAAAGTAGGACTGGAGCAGACATCAGGCATTTTTTGAACTTTTCGATATCATGCAGATTCGTGCAAGTAATGCATGCAGAGGTTAGCCAAATGAACAACATGATATTAGTAATATATTTTTTTACAGCGTACATGCGAAAAATTTAGAACATCTTTGTGCTCCTGTGCTATTCACTTGAATGGTTAGGCAGAAGTACTATCTGCCATTTAATATAATTAAAGGTTTACATGAATTCGACAACGAAAACATTATTTTGATACTCACGACCAAGCATGACTTCATGTGCGGTATCAAATTTAGGCAGAACCCTTAGTTTTGCATTGTTATGTTCTAGAAGAGATTTAGCCCTAGGCATTCCAATACCACTACCTGCTCGGTTACTCAACTTTGCCATTTCTCCTGAATATCCTTCAATAAATATTTTATCCACTTCATGTGGGCGAATACATAGACTAACCATTTCAAAATTTATGCAAATTTTTCTTGTGACTGGGTTTTTAATTATCTTTATATTGAATTCTGATTGTGGTTTTATATACTTTACCGTATTTTCTATAATGTGATATATTGCTACTTGGAATGTTTCATAATCAACAAATACAGTATCGTTCGATTCAGAGACATTCACGTGTATCCCCTTGTCTGTGAATTCAGGAAAGAATACGTATACTACATTCATTAGAACTCGATGAATCTGATGGTTTTTAAATTTCAAAACCGGGTTGTCAGTTAAAAGAGTATTATATACATCAATTTCAGTTTTCATTTTTAGGGTGTTTTTAGCAATTCTAACTAAAGCCAATGATGCTTCATATGGGTCATCATTCACTTGTTCAATAACTCTTTGCTTCCACCCAATTCTTTTATCTTGCATAACTTCTTGGGGAATTATTGAGTAAACCTCTTGGATGTTATGTGCATTTAAGGTAACTAGATTATGTATCAATCGATTAACATGTTGTTGAGTTGTAGCTTTTAGCCTTTCATTTATATCCAGGAAAAACGGTAAGCTTTCTAATAACAAAAGTGTTTGTTGTCTCATGAGCTTAGAACTTTTAACATGATCACTACTGCTAGAGGCTGATATTACCGTTCCAGTTTCATTGGATATTTTACATACTCTTATATTTATATTTTCACTAGTCTTTACGCAACCAGAGTCAATGTTTACAACTATATCATAGGTCTCTTTATCAAAATTATTGCATAATACTCGCCCATCAGGGGTTGCTATTCGAAAAAAAAATAAGCTCATGATAATTCCTTTTAAGCGAAATCTTCCACAATTCTCTGAAACTGATAGGGATCAGCGTCCTTTGATAATGAATCATCTACCTCTCTGAGTGCTCGATGGAATCTGTCTCCAGTTTGTTCTGCAGAGTAGATGATTATTTTTTTATCAGGGTATTTTTGTTTAATTGCTCTGGCCAAGCCAAGGCCTTCATCTTTTGGTGTGAGTTCGATACCTACACCCTGAATATCTATAAAAATAATTTTTGCGAATTTTATTTCTTCTTGCTCTAAACTATGAGCATCTTTAATTAATTGTGTATGAATCCAACCTGCGCGTTGTAATATTTTCACAACTTTAAATTTAACTTCATCATCAATGAAAAGTATCCGTGTATTATTTTTTTTGTAATCAATACTGTTTGTCATTTCATTATTCATGGCATCATCCTTTCTTAGATCTTCGTTGATAATGCCATTATATATGTTCAAGTTTACATTCTGCTCATTTTTATTATGTGTCGTTTCTGAAACAACATTCCTTAAGGAGGACGGATCTTGCGCAGGCTGAGATTTCTGGTTCGATATCGCCGACCAAACTACCTTGCATAACCAACCTAAGGCACCTATACCAATACCACCGAAAGCCCAGTTGATAATGGGATGTGCAGCAAGATCAAAATCCATCGTAACCTCTATTTATGTAAGTAATGTTACATAATGTAAATCACACCTATGACAAGATCAAGAAAATTTCAATGCAGAATGAGATATATCCTAAAAAAAGATATTAAATTATTAATATTAAACAATCAGTTAATCATGACCATGAAGTGTTAGATGATAAAAATATTATTGAAAAGATATGCTAAACATTAACTACTTGCCCCCATTGCGAAGCTCAATTTAACTTAGTTTTGGCAAAACAAATGTGGTCAAGCAAGGAGAGAATACTTTTACTTAATGATTATTGTAAAAATTAACTCCCTATTATGCTATTCAAAAGCCAAAGTATTTCTTTTGTAGGTTTCACCAATACAGTAAGCTTCATTTAGATTTTTTTATCGCTATGACTTACTTTCTTTTCAAACTGTAATGAATAATTGGTCGCATATGCTAATTTTTTATTCAATTGAAATGGTCTCGCTTTGAATTCCTGAGTAGGATTATCAATCGTCTTTCCACAGTTATTGACAGGACTCCGAGGCGCGCCGGAGGCGCTTTTTGCGGTCAAAACCTCAGAATCAACGGCAGAAGCAACGATGCGCCATTCAGTGGTGCGCGTTTCATATACATGTGATTCGCCGAGGTGGGGCGCGAAAATGCCCACAACTTTTTTCACTTCTTCATCGTAGGCGTTCAGCTCATTGGCAACGCGACGTGCTACGCGCACCGTCTGATCGTCACGCGGTACATTAGCGCCGCCCTGGGCTGTCATGTACGCCATAAAGTCACCGGCATCAGCAGCAGCGCGAACGGCTTCCACTTCTTCGTCAAAGGTTTCAGTCAGACTGATGGAACGGATGCGGCGGCACTCACGGTATGAACCCATAGTAGGCAGGCCGATGGGATGGAATTGAGGGATACGCCATGTTGCAGCCCAGGCAGTAACAGCAGCAGCGGAATCCGTCAGAAGCTCGCCGGTCTCGTGGTCGCGTTCGCCTTCCAGTGCGTAACCGTCGATATTCTTCGCGATGTATTTAGCTATGTAGCCAGCAGCACCGCCTCGGTTCAGGTGCTTACAGTCAAAGCGGTTCTTTGCTGCGCCGCGCTCGTCACCGTCTTCTTTCATGGCGTATTTGCGCATGATATCGATCACCGACTTACGCATGGCAGGCTTGGTGAATAACATCATGTGCCAGTGCGGAGTCGCGTCGTGGTGAGGCTCAACTACGCGCATCCCATAAACTGATAGGCCACTGTCTTTAAACGCGGTGCGCATTTTGCTCCAGATCCCACAAAGATAACGCTGTGCATCTTTCGGCGTGTAGGCCTCTTTGTCCCAGGCATGATTTCGCTGAACGCGCTTGTTATCACCTTTACCAACCATGCGGGTCGGGTGAAATTTAGAAGGGGTGGTGATGGTCAGAAACATCCCGACGTCACCATTCGCGGCAGCATATTTTTCGGTGCCGGCGATAGTGCTCATCAGCTCCATGCGGCGGATTTCAGGGTTTGAAATACTCGCCATGACCTTATCGATCAAACTGATACGCTCGCCGGTTTCGACATTCTCCAGGTCGCGGCTTTTTAGATAGTCCAGATTCGACAGTCGGCGGGAACGAACTTCACGGATAGCCTGCTTACTGGCATAGGGAGACGCGTCACGGTTAACCTTGCCGATTGCGATCAGCAATGACTCACGCCAGCGGGTACGCTGGCCTTTCAACTGACTTAACCACCAATCGGGATTTACCAGCCGAGACATGCTAGCGATGGCAGACGTTGCATCAAGCTTGCCTTTAGTGAATTTTGTCCAATACATAGGGTTGACGTTGAAGGCACGAGACATTCCTGCAATATCACGATACAGAGCGCACTGCGTATCAGACTGAAGAAGTACCGCGTAATCTCCACCATGTTCAGCCAACAGCTGATCGCAACGGTCTTCATAAATGGCCTTCAATTGTCCTGCAATATTCTGTGTGAAACGACGTAGCGGTTTGTCGCTCATGCTTGGTAACTGGTGATAAACATCGGCCTCTGAGATGAATTTCATGGTGGCATTGATATTCATTGCATGGGCTTTATTAACTGCATCGACACGCGGCAGGATGCTGCGGCCAAGGGTATAAACCAGATATTTATTGGCTGCGTGAATGCCCAGAGTTTTGAGCAGGTACTTATGGCGGCCAGTGAAAATTTCTTGCAGGTCTTTAGAGAGGTTTTTTACTTTGATTAAAACAGCTTGCCCCTGATCGTATTCATCACGGGTAAGCGGTCTCGGCCTTTCTTGGGGAACGATTGGGGCTAGGGGTTTATTCCAGGGGAACGCCCAAACATCGGGCGTTTCAGTCTGAGAAGTAAAGCGATTGTTCTGCATTACAAACCGTCTTTGATATCAATGATCAGATAGCCAGCATTGATGCCAGCCAGAATGAGCAATGCCATCGAGAACAAAATCATTTACTGTCTCGGTAATGCTTAGCGTTTAGCTCACTGATTTCCTTGCAATAGATACATAGCTCAACGCCAGGCAGAGCTGAGCGGCGTTCTTCAGGAATAGGGCGGTCACAGTCGAGGCAATACATGGCGGAAACGCCCGTAGTGCTTATGCGGGCAGCTTGAATTTGTGACTCTAAGATCAGGTCCGCTCGTTCTTGGGCAGCGTCAATGACATCAGCCATTAATGAAATTCTCCCGCTTCGTTTTGGATGCGGGTAGCCTCAACGCGTAAAGCTTCGGCGGCTTCAGTGCCGGTCATTGCCTGCTTGACGATGAAACATGCGATAGCCTCAAGACGTGCAGCGAATACGGCTGCACGATTTAAACGTTCGTCAGAACGAGCTTCATTTATGATTTCTTCCATTATCCAATCCTGTTTTTAGGCAAAAGAATGCCCGGCGGGTTGAACGCCAATTAAATTTCAGATGTATTAATGTTCTATGTTGAGAACTGAGTCGGTTTCACTAATAAAGGCCGGAAGCGCGTTACTAAACTCAATGAGTGAGTTAAGTGCTTCAATGACCTTTATTCTTTCACTGTGTGCCAATTCAAAGAAACGCATATTGATATGACGACTTTTCAATCCAGCATGGAAGCAGATCAATTTGCGCATGGTCGGCGTACTTTCATCAAACGTTTCCTGCGCAATATTTTTCTGGCTGGTCAGCATTTTTCGGATCCCGATAATATGCTGAAAACAGGCCTCTCTTTTTTCCTTCGGGATACTTTCCGAATAGCTCAATGTTTGCGATTGCATAGACACCTCAACCAAAGAAGCGTTTGTAGAAGGGCTTCCGGCTTGAACCGGTTGAATACATTTGCGGTTTAGCTGGATTCCAGCGTTTGCCACCTGGTAGCTCAATCCAGCCATGTCCAAAACTGCGGGAAGGGCTTTGTCTTTTCAGCAGTGGTGCAATTGAAATAACCATTTCCCCTCCTTAACGTGGCTCGCCCAAGCCCAACCACATCAGCCAGCCGTCGCGGATCTCTCTGGGGCGTTTTTCAAACGCTAACTTCATACCTGCATTCCAGGCAGGCAGGTATACCCAAGTCTCACCGCGTGCGGTTGGATTCTCTGGGTTGCGCATTTCAATGATGGGCAGCTTTCCCGCCTCGATCATCGACTTAACAGCAACAGGTGTTTTGCCGATTGCCTTGGCAAATTCTGTGTAGGGAAGGGCATCCGACACACTTACGATTTGTTTGCTCATCTGCTAACCTTTCTCGAGATCTCGACAACTGCTTATAGCCGCTTAGCGACGCTTACAGATGTTTAGATTATGTTGAATCAAAATAACGTTTACATCTAATTATTAGAGGATCTTGAAAACATGTCAAGCTCAATAGCTGAGAAGATAGGGCTCATGAGGGAATCTGAGAGGATTAACCGGAGGCAATTCGCTGAGTTGACAGGCGTTCCATATAGCTCTTTGACCTACTACGAGAGTGGCAGATCCGTGCCGCCGACGGATGTGACTATGAAAATTTTGGCTCACCCAAAGTTCACAAAATACACAATGTGGTTCATGACTGATCAAATTTCTCCTGAAGCCGGACAGATCGCGCCGGTTCTCGCACACTTTGGGCAGGGCGAAACAACGTCGTCCCACTCCGACAAAAAGACTGGTTAACGCTACATTTCGACTTTTTACGTTTTATAGATTCACTGAGTCTTTGCAGTACCCACGATTCCGGAGGGCTTCAATATGTCGATTAAGAAGCTCGATGATGGTAGTTATGAAGTGGACATCAGACCGCAGGGGCGCAACGGAAAGCGCTTCCGGCGTAGGTTCGACAAGAAACATGAAGCAGCCGCATACGAAAAATATGTAGCGGTGAATTATCACGACAAAGAATGGCTATCTAAACCGGCTGACAAACGGCCTTTATCCGAGTTGATAGAACTGTGGTGGCTCTATCACGGGCAGAACGTGAAGCACGGCAAGCTCGACAAAGCCAAACTGGAGTTCATCTGTAACCTGATGAATGACCCGTGTTCTTTCCAAATTGATAGCCTGGCTATTACAAAATTTAAGTCTTTAAGATTGGCGAAGGGCGTTAAGGCAACGACGGTAAACCGCAATTTGATGTTGCTGAGTGGCCTGTTTACTTACCTGAACGAAGCCGGTTTATTCCACGCTGAAAATCCGTTGCATGGAGTAACGTTGCTAAAAGGGCAGCTATCATCCATGACTTTTATGTCTGCTGATGAAATTGAGAAGTTGCTGTCTGTTTTGGAAGGGGACAATAAGAGGATTGCGATCCTGAGCTTGAGCACTGGAGGCCGCTGGGGAGAAATAAGCAGTTTGAAGGTCGAGAATGTCATTAATAACAGAGTGACTTTTCTCAATACCAAAAACGGCAAACCCAGAACAGTCCCGATCTCCGATGAGGTATGGAAGGCAGTCAAAAATCAGAAGTCTGGATTACTTTTTCCTGATGCCGATTATTTGACCTTCCGGCTGCTATTGAAATCGGTGAAGCCAGACTTACCGAAAGGGCAATCATTACATGTGCTGCGACATACGTTTGCGACACATTTCATGATGAACGGCGGGAACATAATCACCCTGCAGAGAATTCTCGGACACGCGAATATTAACCAAACAATGGTCTATGCTCACTTCGCGCCGGACTTCCTGCAGGACGCAATTTCCTTCAATCCACTGAGGGGAAAAGCGGGGCTGGAGTGTCCACATACTGTCCACACCTAAGCATCTTTATAAGGCTTACAGCTGCTTACAGCATTTATAACTCATTGATTTATAGTGAACGCGTTGTAAGTGCAGGAAAAATAAATGATAAAAAAGGCACATTTTTGTGCCTTTTGTTTTTTGAATTTCTGTAGAGTAGGGCGGCTTGTTATTGCGGGTCGCCGTTCAGCAAGGCGGAGACGCCCTGACGGTA